ATACATAACTCTATTAACAATGAGCCGTATAAGTATTACGTTCTAAATATAGGCAGGCAGTTTGGTAAATCAATGCTCGGTATTAACCAAATGTTGTACTGGTCAATCAACAATAAAGGTTGTTCTATAGCTTGGATAACTCCTGTTTATAAGCAATCAAAGAAAGTGTTTAGTGACTTCGAGAAGTACACACAAAACAGCGGTATATTTAGCTATAATAAATCTGAATTACTTATACAAGGATTAGGAAGTACAATTCAATTCTTTAGTGGTGAACGACCTGACAATATAAGGGGTAATACATTTGACTTTCTTATAGTTGATGAGATGGCATTTACAAGGCGTGAACTTTGGGATGAGGTACTTAGTGCCACCGTATTAGTGAAAGGTAAAAAGGTGTTGTTTATTTCAACTCCCAAAGGTAAGAATCACTTTCATAGCTTATTTATGCAATGCAATTATGATGACCGTTACAAGTCGTTTAGTTTTACTTCGTATGATAATCCAATGATTGACCCACGAGAGATTGACGAACGCAAAAGGTCACTTCCTGACCACGTATTCAGACAAGAATATTTAGCCGAATTTATTGACGGTGGTACTGGAATATTTAGAAACGTTCGTGAATGTATTGGAGTTGGTGCAAGTGGTAAAAACTACGGTGGTTTAGATATTGGTAGAGCGGATGACTATACTGTTTTAACGGTTATCAACGAACGCAAAGAAATGGTATTTTGTGAACGTTGGAGACAAACAGAATGGAGTACGATAATATATAAGGTTGCTGAAAAAATTGTTAAGTACAATTGCATGACAGCAGTCGAGGTAAATAACCAAGGCGATGTGTTCTACGAACTACTAGAAAAGAAATGCCGAAACTTAGTCTATCCACACGTCACAAGTAGTTCAAGTAAACCGATAATGATTGAAGACTTAGCAGTTGCGTTTGAGAATAAGGAAATCAAAGTTTTAAACATAGATTGGTTAATTGACGAATTAGAAAACTTCACTTACATCTATAATCCAAACACTCGCAAAGTGCAATATTCAGCACCACAGGGAATGCACGACGATAGCGTAATTTCACTATCTTTGGCAAACCAATCGCATAAAACGAAACGAACTAAAGGACAATACTACATAGCAAGAATATGAGAATAGACCAACTAGCCAAATGGCAGAACTTAGTAACAGCAGATGTAAAATTAGAGGAGTTACTCGATAACTTAGAATTTAGAGCTAAGGTTGTTTCTATCTTTCGTGACGAAATGCTTTCTAAGGTTAGGAAATCACACGTTGAAGATGTGCTAAGAATTTCAAACCATTACATAGATTTACTTTCAACTTACAAGAAATCAGATCCAGCAGAACGAATTGAAATACAAGGCAAGGTTTACACTTTTAGCACCAATAGACAACATTGGTCAACGGGTCAAATCATTGACTTAAAGAACATGAGTAAATCGGAACTATTAAACGAACCACAAAAGCTATTAGCTATATTCTATGTTGAGGAGGGAATGGAATATTGCCAAGAAGAAAAAGGCAAAGTGATAAATCCAAATAGCGACCGTGAGGAATTGTTTAGACTTAATTTCCCGTGGCAAGAATACTTAAATTTCCAAGGTTTTTTTTTGCACAACTTAGACAAGCGGAAGCTGGCTATAATGGGAGTGAAGACAGCGAGAGCGATATCGACAATGAAGATGCAACAGAAAGAAATGAGTGGTACTTATGGACAAAGATTGTGGTACAAGTTGCGGAAGATATGCGGATTTCAATCAAAGAAGTAACTAAACAACCGTATGTTTCAACCTTGTTTTGGTTGCATTTTTTTAATGAGAAACGAAAAGAACAATTGAATGAAAACGTTTGATGACTTAGGGATAGTAGCAAGCAATGAGCCGTTAAGCGACTACGAGAAATTGGTTACTACAATAGGTCAATTGGTTACAGACGAACTATCTGACTACGTTAGAAAGAACGTTCACAATTTAGGAGGTTTGGCGCAATCAGTTGTTTATTTTCCTACGGGTTCGCTATCATTTGAAGTTAGAGCGGATTTTTATTATAAATTCCAAGACCAAGGAGTTGACGGTTTATCAAATTCTCAAGGTTCGATTTATAAATTCAAAACGCCAACAGTAAGTCCTAATATGGCAAAAGCTATCCAACAAGCGTACGGTGTTGAAATCGGTCACGCTTACGGGATAAGTTACAACATCAAACAAAAAGGTATTAAACCCCGTAATATTACAGCAAACGTTATCAACGAAACCCTACTAAATGACATTGCAAGACTACTCGAAGAAATGACTGGTTTGCAGTTTGAAGCAAAATTTAATAAATTAGCAAAATGAGTGTACTATTTATATCTGAACCACAGCCGTTCATGCCTGTTTATAACCCTTTGAATTTCGTTTTCTACTCGTTAGACCACGGAACGGAAGCGGATTTCAAATATATTGTTGATGTAGAAGTTAACGGTGTATTTGTTTCGCAACATGAAGTTTATAATACTAACGTAGGTCAAGCGAGGTTTGATTGTAGCGAGGTTGTAAAGGCACGTTTAACAAGTTCTATTCTTGCTTTGAGTGAAATTACAACCGACTATTTTAATTCAATTTGCCAGTATCAAATTACGGTAACTGAATATTACACGGGTGCAACACACGATACTGCAACGAGTACAGAATTAAGAGCGTTCAACGGTTCACTTAGAACGGATAGATGGTTAAATTGGGATTGGAACGATTATACTTTGAATAGTGACGGGAGTAATTTTAAAAAGTTCTTAACAGATTTTCCAAGGAGTGAGAAAATGTTTGTTAGGAGTACAGATAGTTGTTATCTCGGAATGATGACAAACAACAACATTACTGGTGTAAATGTTTATTTATACGACATTAGTGGGAATGAAATAACCAATACATCTTTACCTATTGCTTTCGGTTCTAATCTGTTTGTTATCAATCCAAATGTAGCTTTGATTGAAGAGTTAACGGGTGTTTCATTTGATAGTTGTTACTACTATGAAGTCTTTATCGCTGGACTTTTAAGCACGTCCGAAACATTTAGATTTTACATAGACCGAGAATGTGAACGTTACCCAAGTGTAAGACTTGTTTGGTTAAATAAATACGGTGTTTGGGACGCTTACACATTCAAGTTAGATTCTATTAGTGAAAGCGATATACAAACGATTATGCACGAATCAACGTTAGGTCAATGGTCGGATAGTGGTTACAATTATGCAATCGCAAACGGTCAACACTTAACGCATTTAAAGGAAGTTACTGATAGGTTAATTCTAAATAGTGATTGGATTAAACCAGCTGTACAAAATTGGCTTGTAAGGTCACTATATGAATCGCCTTTAGTCTACATTGAAAGCGTTGATTTCACACAACAAGAAAGTGAAACTTGCGACTCAATCATTGTTACTTATACCTTAGAAGGTGAAGAGCCTGTAACGGTGGAGGTACAGAATATTGATGACGAATATACAACAGATGAATTTAAGATATTAAAAGACGGTACTGATTGGATAGTACAAGCAATTGAAGAAACACCTGTTAGCGGTTGTGATTGTATTACTTTTAATTATACTTTAATTGGAGGTTCACCACAAACTTTGACGTTATCACCAACTGGAACTGAAAATGGTAAAAATAAATATGATTTTTCTTTAGGTGGATTAAATTATGTGATTCGTTGGAGATTAGCAACTCCGACTTGGGTTGTTTATTCGTTAAGCGCAGTTCAGACAATTGCATTGTATGAGCCTGATAATATATGTCCTTTTGGAACTTATAATTTAACAACTTTAGGTATAACAATTTTCACCCAAATATCAATTACACAATGTTCTGAATTAGTAACTTATGCAATACTTGAAGAAGACACTGAATGCCCTTTCGGAACTTACACAATCGAAGAAGGTAGCATCTTTGAAGCGTTTGAGGTTAACGGTGTTATGCTTACCGTTCCGAGTTGGAGTTACGAACCATTAAATGTTATGAATGAGTTGAGCCGTCAAAAGACTTCAAAACGTGATATGTTAATTCAAGAACAAGTAACGGCAAAAAGAACATTCGACTATAAATCACAGATACTATGATAGGGGAATTATTTATAAACGGCATACTTATTGACCCTACAGATAGCGCACCGTTTCCAATTAGCTACAATGTAGGGGATATTAAAGACCTGTCGAAACGTAAGGGAACGAGTAGTAAGACAATTACACTACCTTGGACGCAAACGAACTTGAATTTGTTTCAGTCGGTTTATATGTTTTCATCCTCAAGTATTGGAAACTTTGACCCAACGATTAGAGCAACAGCACAATATTACTACAATTCAATTCTACTATTTAATGGTTACGCACAATTACAACGATGTACCTTAGATAAATCATTTGAGATAACACTTTATAGCGAAGTCATTGACTACATTCAGCAAATGAATAAAATTAAGCTAAACGAGTTGGATTTTAGCGAGTACAATCATACACTAACATTACAACATCAAGTCGATACGTGGGGTGGTACGGTTGTGTTAAATGGAGTAAACACCAACTTATTAAACCAAGGTAAAGGTTACTACTATGGACTTACTGAAAACGGCTACGATAGACCAGCAAATGACGAATTTAGACTTACGGATATACCACCACAATTGTATGTTTATGAGGTATTGTTAAAGTTGTTTCAACGTATTGGTATAACGTGGGATTCTGACATTTTAGAAACGTTAGCAGTTAAGAAAATGTTGCTTTGTTACGGTGGCGGAGAGTTACCAAGTATTACGCAAGAACAAGCGGATGATGATAGTGTGTTTGGAACTGAAGATAACAAAGGGGACGGGTTTATAATCAATAGAAGTATCAATTTAGTTCGTGACTTAGACCAACCAATAGGATTATTAAACACCTTTGTAAATAATTTCAGTACGTTTATTGATGCTACAATAACACAAGATTTATTAACCCAAGTTGTAACGGGTGTACCTTTAACAATACGTGCAAAATCTAAAGGACTTTATGAAGTGCAGTACAACGGTGACCACAATCTAAATATTGATATAGTAGGAAATGGTAGCGGTGCTTATACCGTTAACGGTTCTTATTCTTTAGCTTTGGTTGTGTTAAAAAATGGTTCGTTGATTTCAAATGATTCAATCTATACGGGTGCAATCACAAGCGAAACAACAGCGACTACTTTTACATTTGATTACAAGCGCCAAATAAACGTTGAAGTAAACGATGTGTTAACTTTTGGTGTTACGTTTATTTTAAACGATACCACGTTTACAAGAACGGGAATGAATAGCGCAACGGTAACTACTACTATCGAAAGCGATACGGTAAACATCAACCTACAAAAACAACCGCAACAACTTACAGACGGTGGTACGGTGTATCTTAGTGCATTCCTTCCTGACATGACTGGCGATGTATTCTTTAAGGGAGTGATTAACATGCTTAACTTGTATGTCAATCCAAACGAGAACGACCCTACAATATTAGAGATTGAAACCTTAGACGATTTTTATATTGATTCAAGTGATGATTGGACTAAGAAAATAGATTTTAGTGAAGATGTAATCGTAACACCTACAATCAACTTTGCAACACGAAACTACCTACTTAAATTCAAAGACGATAGCGATTATTGGAACACACGCTATACAACTGAAACAAATAAGAAATACGGTGCTTTCAATATCGATTCACAAAGTCAATACAACAACGAAACTACAATAATTGAATTACCATTTAGCGCAAAATGTTTGGTTGATGTTCCAAACCTTAACGATGAGGTAACGGGTTTAATTATGCCGTCAAATATTGCAATTGATAACGGAGTAGTTAAGCCGTTCAAAGGTAGTCCATACATTTGTTTTCGTGGTGCGTTAACAGCTGGTAATTGGATTCACATAGACGAAAATGGAGACCCTGACGAAAACACAAGTTACCCGTTTATAGGACACACAAACATTCGAGACAATGCAACGTTTGATTTATTGTTTGGTGTTCCTGACAAAGTTTACTACGATGTTACAACCTATCCAAATGATAACTTGTATTCATACCATGAGCAATCAATAACGAGGATAGTTAATAAATTTGGTAAACAGATCGAATGTCAAATGTGGCTTTTGCCGTTAGATGTAAACCGTTTAAATTTACGCACGATAAAACTAATTGACGGTGTTAAATTCTACATTCAGAAGATTAGTGAATACGATGCGCAACAGAACGTTAATACAACAGTTGAATTAATTAAGATATGAGTACAGAAGCAATTTTTAACCTACGGGTAAATACAGGTAATTCAATTGAAGATATTAACGACTTCGACAAATCAGTTGATAATCTTAACAAATCAATTAAAGATACTCAAACTACATTAGAAAGTGGTAAAGGTATTGATGCGTTTGAAAAGAATCTTGATGACTTAGATAAAAAACTCAAAGAGGGTAACCTTTCAATTCGTCAACAAAGTAAGTTGATTCGTGAATATCAAAGCATTGCTTTACAAGCTGGGGAATCTTCTCCAATTGGTCAACGTGCTATCAATTCGGCTGCGGAACTTACTGACCGATTAGGGGATTTGAGAAATCAAACAACAGCTTTATCCTCCGATACGGTAAAATTAGACACAGCATTGCAAGGAATCGAGACGGGCGCAGCGGTTTTTCAAGGCTTACAAAGTGCAATTGCTTTAACAGGAGTTGAGAATGAGGACTTAGTTCAAACTATGGTTAAACTTCAAGCCGTTCAAGGTGTTGTAAATGCTGTAAATGTGGTTGCACGTAACCTACAAAAAGACCAAATACTAGGTTTACAGCTTAGAATAGGACTTGAAAAAGCTAAGAATTTTATCTTAACGGGTTCAATTGCTACTACTACGGCAATGGCTGGAGCTGAGGGTGGATTAACTACGGCTACTTTAGGCACAACTACGGCAATGAAACTACTTAGAGGTGCGTTAATTGCTACGGGAATCGGTGCAATAATCGTTCTAATTGGTACTTTGATAGCTAATTTTGACAAAGTTAGTTCGGTTGTTCAGAAATTTAGCGGATATGTTTTAAAGGCTTACGATTATTTCGATAATTTAGGGGTAGCGGTTAAGGTTTTAATAGGTATTTTCTTTCCATTTATCGGTGTTGTTTACGGTGCAATCAAAGCACTTGAATACTTTAATATCATTGATAATAAAACAGAACGTGACCAACAACAACGACACGAAGCTAATATAAGACGTATAGACAAAGAACTTGCAAAACGTGAAAAGCAAAGAGAAATTAGAGAAAAACAATTCAATGCAGAACAAAAAGGATTAGAACGTGAAATTGCACTATTAGAAGCGCAAGGTAAAAGTTCGGATGCATTAGTAGAAAAGAAAATTAAAAATTCAATAGCTTACCAAAAAGAACAACTTAACGAATTAAAGTTAAACGAGCGTATTTTAAAAGCAACAAACGCATTAGGTGCTAACGATGAATTAATTAAAGAAACTCAAAACGCTATTATTGAAATAACGGAATCAATTAAGGATAGTGAAAATCAATTATTGATAAATCAAATTGAAAACAGTAAAAAGAAAGTTGACGCTAAGAAAAAAGAAACTAAGGAAATTATTAAAACAGAAGATGAACTTTATAAGATACAACAAGAAAATTTAAAACGTCAAAATGAAGCGGAATTAAAAGCAATTCAAGAGAGCGAAAAAAATCAAATACAAGCACAAAATGATTTATTAAATGCTTTGGAAATAATAGCCGAAGAGAATAGACAGCGTTTATTTTCAGAACAAGAAAATGAAATACAAGCCGTTAATGATAAGTATTTTACACTTGAAGAACAAGCAAAAGGTAATACAGAACAATTAGCAATTATTGAAACAGCTAAACTAAATGAGATTAATGAAATCAATTTAAAGTACGGTAAAGAAAAATTAGAAATTGACAAAGCATTAGCTGAAGAACAAAAGAAAATAGATGCTGAAAAAACAGCGCAAATAATAGCTAACATTGAAAAAGTTATACAAATAGCACAAGGTGCATTAAATACCTTTGGCGCCTTTAACAATTTACAAAATGTACAAGACAATGAAAGACTAAAACAAGTTAAAGGTAATACAGCTGAAGAAGAAAAAATTAAGCGTGCAATGTTTGAACGTGAAAAGAAAATGAAATTAGCACAAGTAGCAATTGATACAGCGAGTGCAATAGTAAAAGCAGTTTCAGCAAGTCCGACTACTTTTGGTTTACCATTTTCAGCGTTTGCACTTGCTACTGGTATCGCTAACGCACAAGCAATTAAAGCAACAACTTTCGATAGTGGTGCTACTCCTTCAAGTAGTGGCGCACCTTCAACTGGTGCAACTGCGAGTAGTTTTACACAGCAATCGAATCAAACAACCGAAACTAATTTAACTGGTGCTAATTTACCAACTCAAAACACTACTAAGGTGGTTGTATTGGAATCTGACATTACTAAAATTCAGAATAGAGTTAGAGTTCAAGAAGCGACTTCAAGCTATTAATATCGAAACCGTCACCTAGAGAAACACAACCATATTTTTTTAGGTGACTTTGTGCAAGTGCTACATTCGTTTGATGAATCTTTACATTTGCACCCTCAAACCCTATCAATTCATAATAATTCAAGTACAGCGATTTGATAAAGAAGTTATCATTTTTCCAAGTGATTTGGTCGAATAGTTCAATTACCTTTTCACAATCAAACCAAACGGGGGAATGTGTTTCAAAATTCTTTAACGGTTTACCACAACTATTTAGAAAATCTATTGTATTCTGACTTGCTACTTGATAGCTAATAGGGTGCTTAGGATTTACCTTTAATTCCCCTGAATACATTGCTTTGTGTGGTTGTTTAACGACTAAAAAGTCATCATTCATATACAAGAATCGTCCTTTATTTTCACGTGCATAGTTAATGACTTTATGTGCAACGTCAACCCCTCTAATTGTGCTATAATCTTTTTCGTCAATGTGAATAGTTGCATCTGGATATTCACGTTTAATCAACTTAATTGAAGCGTTTAAATCTGTTTTATCACTCCCTTTTTTTAAAGGATAGAAAATATTTATATTTTTTTTTGCCATATAGAAAATAGTTATAACATTTGCATCAATGAGAAAGGATTTACCTATTTACAGAATTAGCATCGATTTAGAAAACCCGAAAACAACGGTGTCTTTTAACTCTTTGGTGTCTAATCCTGCGCATGAGAAATCTTTTCAAACGTTTTCCAAAGTTCAAAGATACGAATTTAACGACGAGAAACAAATAGTAACGGGTGTTGCAATTTCAGCAGACTTTCCAATTTATCGCAAACAAGGTAATGAGGAATTTTATGTTGTATTCGACAAACAAGCTATTTCGGATATTGTCGTTGATTACGCTCGAAAAGGAAACTTTAACAACCTCAACGTAGAACACAAATCAAACGATGTGGTAAATAATGCCTTTATGGTTATGCTTTACCAAATTGATAATGAGAAAGGTTTTACAGCACCTGAACGCTTTAAGGACGAATCGGACGGCTCGCTATTAGTTAGCTATAAGATTTTAGATAAAGAAGTTTACGAACGTGCAAAAAATGGAGAGTTAACGGGATTTTCAATCGAAGGGGATTTTGTAATCGAAGAACTAATGAAGGAAACCGAAAATGAATTTTTAACCCAAGTCATTGAAGACTTAAAAAGTATGTTAAAATGAATAAACAATTAGAAACAATCGCAAACTTAATGAAAGAGTTGAAAGCGAAATTTTCAGCACCTGAGCCACCAATCGAAGAAGCTAAATTTGAAACAGCAACGTTAACAGATGGAACGGTTATCGAGTGGGAAGGTGACCTTATGGAAAAAACTATTATCTACGTTGTGGATGGTGAAAACAAAGTAACAGCACCGTTAGGAACACACGTTTTAGAAGATGGTAGAACTATCCGAGTTGATGAAAACGGCTTAGTGGAAGAAATCATTGATGTAGAAGTTCGTGAAGAAATGTCAGCAGACAAAGTAAACGAAATCGTTAACGCTAAAATGAGCGAAGTATTAGATACATTCTCGAAAGGGTTTGAATCTATTACAAGCGCATTTGAATCAATGAGTGATGAACACAAATCATTGAAAGAAGAGTTTGAAGCGTTCAAAAAATTACCTTCAAATCCTGAAAAAGAAAACCAAAAATTTAACCGTCAAGGGGAGGATAGCAACCTGACAGCTAAACAAAATTTACTATTGAAAAACTTAAAAAGAAAATAAAATGAGTTTAAAATCACTTATCAAAACAAAATTCAACTACGATGTTTCAGATTTGCAACCGTATGTTGACGAACAAAAAGACGTATTGTTAACACGTCAGGTATCTGAAGCAAGAACACTTGGATTAATCACAACTCAAACGGGAATAAAAGGTTCTGAGGCTTTGAAGTTGTTAGATGATTCAATCGTTTACCAAGCGGGTGACTGTGAAATGACACCAAACGGTGACACAGTATTTACTGACAGAGTAATCACAGTTGAAAAAATCGGTTTCATGAAAGGGTTTTGTAATACTGACTTAGAAGGTCTTTGGACGCAGTTAGCTTTACAAGCAGGTGCAATGAACGAAGACAAACAACTTCCTTTCGAGGCACAAATTACTGACTACCTTTTACGTTTACACGCAAGAGAATTGGATAAATTGATTTGGAGAGGTAACAAAGCGACTGGAACGGGTAACCTACAATGGATTAACGGATTCTCTCAATTCTTAACAGTTGCTAACGGTTGTATTGACTTGAACGTTGATTCATTAGCTACGTTAACAGCTACAAATGCTTACGAAGCGTTCATGGATGCGTACGAAGCTATGCAAGCGGTTAATGCTGACTTGACTGAAGACCCAGACGCAACGTTTTTCTGTGGTGTTGAAACACTTACAAAGTTAAGACGTAACATGATTAATTTGAACTTGTACGCTAAAGGAATTGATGAAGATGCGTTCACACAATTCTTGTTTGGTACAACTAAAACAATTCAAGCGGTTGAAGGATTGAATGGTACTAACTCTTTCTACTTCGGTAAAAAATCTGAATTCATTTTTGGCACTGACCTTTCAAGTGATTTCGATAACTTCGAGTTATGGTATTCACAAGACGATGACAAATTGTATTTACGTTCTAAGTTTAGAGCGGGTACACAAGTGCCTTTCTTAAATCAAATTGGAGTATTTGAATTAACTGGTTCACCAAGCGTTTAATATTAACCAACTAAGGGGTAGCGATACCCCTTTATAAAACTTAGAAAAATATGTGCAATTTAACACAAGGATTCAACGATAGAGTTTGCGCTGGTTCGATTGGTGGTATTAAGTCTGTTATCTTTATTCCAGTTGACACGCTTACGTTTACTGAAACGGATTTAGAGGTACAAACTTTAACCTCAACAGTTCAAGTTTTCCAATACAAGCTAAGACAAAATTTATCAAACTTTACAGCACCACCACGTAGAAACGAAAACGATGCGGTTTGGTACGATGTAACTTTACAAATGCGATTGAATGCCGATAGCAAAGAGCAACGTGCAGAGATTCATTTGTTAGCGAAAAATGAATTAGCTTGCGTTGTTCAAAAAGCAGATAACACTTATGTACTTATTGGTGCAGAAGAAGGTTTGAGAATGGGTACAGATTCAACTTATGTTAGTGGAACTTTGAAATCTGATGGGACACCAACGATTTTAAATTTCTTAGGACAAGAGAACAATCCTATATTAGATGTACCCGCTAATTTAGTGGCTACATTATTAGCTGCGACACCTTCACCAAGCGTTTAAGATTAAACAAAGATTAGAAAATTAGCCGAGTGTTTTGCATTCGGCTTTTTTTGTTTAAATTTGAAACATGAAAAAAGTATTTTCACCAATTTTAGGACATTTGATTGAAGATTACGGACAAGATTTAACTGTATTCGGAATCGTAAAACCACAAGTTAAACCAAAAATTCACTATGTTAAGGATAAACAACAACGAGGAAAACGTAGCGGTACTGACACTAAGTGAGTTAGCGGTCAATGATAGTGGGGTTTATCAATTTGAATTTTATCATATTGATAGCAAAACAACAACTGAATTAGAATTAGAAGTTTTTGAAACAAACAGTCGAATTGATACATTTGTATTCGATGCTGAATTTGAAAAGACTGGAGATTATATTTATAAAGTTTACCAAGAAGAAACATTAATTGAAACGGGATTATGTCGGATAATATAAAAGCAATATCACTTTCATTCAAGAAAGATTTTATTAAACCAATTGAAGAAAGCGATAGGTTGGGTTTTATAAAGTGGGGCAAAAAGAATGACTACCCTTTCTTTATCAACGAGCTTTTGAACGGTTCAGCTTTGCAAGGAGGTATTGTAAAAGCTAAGGTAAACTATATTTCGGGCGGTGGTATTGAAATCGTAAACGGTGGAAATGAAGCGCAATTATTTATAGAAAATAAGTACACTGATTTTGATTTAAACGAGGTGTTGCAAATGGTATCAACTGACCATGAATCTTATGGAGGTTTCGTAGTTAAAGGTAGTTGGTCGATGGATGGATCTAAGGTTGTTAAGTGGGAACATTTAAACATGGATGATTGCCGTTTTTCAGAGGACTTAAATACTTGTTTTCTTTCGGACGATTGGAACGCACAAATCCAAACTAAGGACAAAACTAATTTTAGAAGTTTAAGAGTTTTAGATTTAAACAATAAAGTAGGTTCGTTTTTTATCTACTACAAAGACCCTACAAAGAAAGCTAAATTTGAAAAAGGGATTTACCCTAAGCCACCGTATTATAGTGGTATTTCGGCTATAAATACTGACATGAATTTGTCTAAGTACTTTGATGCTTTGGTACAAAATTCATTTAGTGCTGGAACTTCAATTACTTTTACGGGCGGTCAACCACAAACAAAACAAGAAGCTGATAAATATGTTAACCAAGTAAAGGGTACAAGTGGTGGAGTTGAAAACGCTGGGGAAATAGTTGTTTTCTTTGCTAATGGTAAAGATGAAGCGCCAATAATTCAACAGCTTAACGGTAACGACCTTGACAAACGTTATGACTATACAAGCAAACGTGCAACACAAAACATATTCCAAGCAAATGGAATCACAGCACCGTCACTATTTGGTCAAATGCAAGAGGGTAGTTTTAACGCTGCGGAAAGTAGAGAATTATACGAAATTTGGAACGCAAACTATATTAAGAGTAGACAAAACGTACTTAATTGGGCGTTTAACTATATGATGGAATTAAGCGGAGTTGTAGGGGAAATTAGATTAAAGGATAATAACCCGTTTTTAAAGATGCAACCCGTTACACCAACTATTCCCGTTCAAGCGTGTTCACACTCCCACCAATTCAACACTGATGAAATAGAATTATTTGCAACTTTTGGAGTTAATGCAGACGATTACCACGTTTTGAGTACTGAAGAAATAGAGTGGGAAAGCGAGAACGAAATGGTATTTAATAGAAGTAAAGAAATATTTGAAACTATTGGAGAAATTACAGCGAGTTTAACTGATTTCGACCGTCAACTATTGCAATTATTAGATGAAGGACAAGACGCTACTACTATCGCTAAGGCTTTGAAATCTGACGTTAAAACAGTTGCGGTACGTATTGCTCAAATGATTGAATATAAACTTATCGGAGGTGGAAAAGTAACCGATTTGGGAAAGCGATTAACAAGCAATGATACTTTAGAATTTGAAGTTAGATTTAAGTATGCGTTAAGAAGTCCAACGCCACCATTGAAAACTGAAAGTAGAGAGTTTTGTCAACAGCTAATGAGTTTAAATCGTTTATATTCACGTGAAGAAATCGAAACAATTAGCAGTCGAGTTAAGCGTAACGTTTGGAATTATAGAGGCGGATATTGGACGAACGCAGATACGGGAGTTACTACTCCTTATTGCCGTCACATTTGGAATCAACAACTAATCGTAAAAAGATGATAACAACAGTCGAAAAAGTAAAAGAGTTAGGTCTTACCCAACAAGGTGCGGATACTAAAACTATAAGCATTCAGATACAACGATGCCAAGATATTTATTTACGTCCAGCGTTGGGGATTGAATTACTAAATTACATTTTAGTTGAAGGTAACAGAACGGGCAACTACGAAACGCTTTACGACACTTACATACTACCTTGTGTGGTTGCATACGTTGACTATCGTTGTGCTGTATTCCTTACAACTAAAATAACCAATAAAGGTGCTGGTCTTACAAGTGACCAAAATTTTCAAGCTAATAATGATGCTGAAAACACCGAGTTTCTAAGTAGCTTAAAAGCAGACGCAGATTTTTACAAAAATGAATTGGTTAAATACCTTCGTGACGATAACGGAAATATGTTTCCACAATATCCCGTTACAGATGATTTGATGCCAAGAGATAGAACGGGAATAGTACCTAATTGGTACGGTGCAACTACTCCAATATTTAACAACCGTACAAACTGCTACGAATGCGAATGACTATAAACAAAATAGTTTCGGAGTTGAAGTATATCCAATTGCAACACCGTCAACTTAACGATTTCTTTTTTGGGGATTTCGTGGATGCAATCAATAAAGAAACGCCACCACAATACGCTTATTTAATTGCTACTTTGCAAAATTCAACTGATAGTAATAATACAGTTGGCGTTAATATGATATTGACGGTTTGTGACCAATATGAGTTGGGTAATACTAGAATGATTCAAGAAATACATTCAGATTGTTACCAAATTCTAAACGACATCAAAACAACGATGCTACAAGAGCGGTGGGTGGATTTTATGGACATTAACATAAACGTTTCTAAAGAGCCATTTATAAACAAAGGTCACGATGTAACAGCAGGTTGGTCAATGTCGGTACAAATGAATGTATTTGATGATCAGAATTGGTGTAATATTCCGTATATTGATTATGATTTTGAGAATGGTTATGTACCACCAAGTACTGATTGTTTGCCCGTTACTGTTATTGACGGAGTTGATGTTATTGAAGTGCCAAGCGGAGGTGAGTATACTTGCTCAACAGAACCAACAGAAATCACAGTTAGCAACAGCAATGACACTTATTCAGTAACAACGGATGAAAACCTTGTACTACCTAATACAACGGTTAACGTTTATGTAAATGGATCGCTTAATTCAACTGGAACGATTGTAACCTTAGACCCTAATCAAGTAATAAATATAAGCGTATGAGTTTAGATATAAATTTAACAAATGTCGAAAGCACGACAAATAAGAAAACAACTTTAACTGATAATTCAGATACGTTTTATCCTACTCAAAAGGCGGTTAAAACAGCAGTTGATGCGAAGTTCAACACGCCAACGGGAACAA